GCTCCAGCGTATTGCGGCGACGCTGATCTGGAGTCATGCTCTGCCATGTTGCATCATCAGGTGCCTGGTACTGCGTGGCTACATTTTCAGTGGCTTCTACCGTATTGTTTTCTGGTGTTGCATCCCGTTTTTCTGATTGCTGCAATGCTTGTTGCGTTATCGGTGCAGCAGTCTGTGTGCTTACGTCTGGTGTAGCAGCCTGTTGAGCTTGTATCCTTCGACCAACTACGGCATAGGGGTGCTCAAGATTTGAGTTGCTGTGTTCTTCAGCGGCATAAACTATTGAACCGTCGCTGGTGCTGTTTAGGCGCTGCGCTTCTTGCTTGGCAGCAACAAGGCCCATGCCTTTGCCATGTTTTCCAGTAAAAGTGGATACAGCCTCGCCCAATGGCAGGGCGTTCTCTGGGCTTACTGCTGCTTCTTCTGCCTTACGGTTAGCTATTGCTTCGCTAAGATTGCTTGCTTTTGTTGGTAGCACAGCAGGTTTAGTCTGTGCATCCTGCTGTACCTCTTGCTGGTCTAGCAGCCCTTCTTGCCGCCTTTGCCCGGAATTTTGCCCGGTTTCATTGGTGCTTTGGGTACTGGTACTTTCGCTTGGGTTTGTGCCATAGGGTTCTCCTTGAGTTGGCGGGGGTGAAAAATCGGTTTGTATTAGGCTTTGCTCTGCCTGCGTGCTGCTCGTTGTCGCATCACTTCCAGGTTGTGATGTTTCAAGATTTTGCTCAGGTATTCCAGCACCTTCCTCTGCGAAGCTATTGGTAGGTGCTGGATTTTCTGATACAGGGCTGGTGGTTGTGTCTTGTTCATTCAAGTACCTATTGATTGTTTCGATGTCTTCAAGTGATAGTGGCACTGAATTGCCATCATCATCACTAACAAATTCTTGTGCTACTATTGCTTCGTCTTGCGTCAAATCTGGCAATGTTGCATCGCGCTGCTTTTGTTGCTCAACCCAAGTATTTGCTTTTTTTATCTTGCGTTCGATGCGCTTTATTTGATCGTTTAGCTTTACCGGGTCAGTGTTGTCATCAAACGGAATACCAAGTTTGTTTGCTTCATATTGCAGACTTGCAAGTTGGTATTCATCTAACCCAGCATCATATTTCCGTTGAGCAACTTGCGTTTGATCTTGAATTGGATAATTTTTCTTTCCATTGATTTCATTTTGGATCATGTTTGTCATGATCGCAACGCCATCACCAGAATCAAAATCATTCTGTGTGATAAATCCATATTCCACTGCTTTTTCAGCCAGTAGATCAAGCGGCATCCCGTTATTGCGGAATGTTCGCGGAAGCACTTGATTTGATTTGAATGCGTTGTCACCAATAACATCAGATGGTGAGTCACTAATTCCATATTTTCGCAAGAACGTCTTGAACGGATTTGCTTGCTCAAGTTTATCCCTTAGCGCATTTTCTTCGCTTTGCGTAATTTTTTGCGTTACGGGCAGTGTAGGTGTTTGTACTTCAGTATCTGCTGCTTGAGTTATATCATCAACTGTTGGCGCTTGATTTTGTTCTTGTGACGTTGGTGCAGCGGCGTTGCTTTTGTCAAGAGAAAAACTAGCCAATGCGCCTACAAGGCCATTAAATTCTCTGGATTGTTTTCCACCTAACTGTGTTACAAGATCGGTATATTTTGCATCAGAGTCACGCGGTAACTCTAAAATGTCAATCAAAAGCTCGCGCTCTATCTGTTCCTGTGGAACTGGTAGTCCAGCTTGTTTGTAATCGCTTACTAATTTCTGTAGCTCAATCAGCCTTTGTTGCTGGGTTTTTGGTTCAGGCTTCGGTAGTTGTTGCTCTATTATGGCCGCTTGTTCGGCTTGTGCAGAGTTAGCGTCGCTCGCTTCTTGTTCTGCACGAATGTCTAAGCTGTCCTTGCCAACTTGAGACAATGGCCCGGTAACTGGAAGTCTTTGGCTTGCTTGTCCAGACGGAGTGTCTTCAGGTTTAACAGGTTGCAGCGCATAACCAGCTAGGCGTGCCCTAGCCTCAATCTGTTGATCTTCTGGTAAATTGCGTATTGCATTTTCCATCTCTGAACGATAGGCAATCGTTCCATCTGGATAGATAATTTGCTGACCTGCATCGGGATTCCTACCAAGCAAAGCCTGTGCCGATGACTTGGCGTTGCCTCCACCAACCATATCAGCCGGTAGATTGGTTTCGGTGCCCAATGTAGTGCTATCTGTCGGAGGCTTTGTAACGTCTTGTTGTTGTCGGTGCAGTGCTCCACCAACGCCACCCATGAGTAAGCCACCAGCGGCCCCCATACCAGCGTTTTCACCAACCTGATCCCATGTGTCGTGTGACGGGTCGGCATAGTTTTGCGCTGCGATGTTTGCTGCAAGCCTGCCGCCACCTTCCTCCACAAACTCTTGAGCACCCTCGCCAAGTGCTCCCTTTGCAATGGCCTTTGGCAAGGCGTACTTGGTACCTGCCTCGATGGTTTCGCGTGCAGCGCCACCGACTAGCGCGCGCTCCAGCATGGATGCTCCCGGCATGGCATTCGCCAATACCGACACACCAGCAGCAGGCAGGAACGATGCGCGTGCGGTCTGCATAGCCAACTCACGCTTTGCCGCCTCACGATCGCCGCCATTGCGTTCTAGCTCTTGTGCAAACTCAGGATTAGCATCCCAAGCCGCATCAGGCTTTTTCATTACATCGCTGTAAATGTCGCCCGATACGTCTGCTCCTTGCTGCGCGGCACCAACACCTACGGCAACGCCAGTTCCAATCCTTCCGGCACCTTGCTCAAGTGCTAGTTGTGATGCAGCAGGCAATGGGCCAAATCGCAAGCCAGAAGCCATCCTGGCACCAGCGGCAAGACGGCCAGCGGCCATGCCTGGCAACATGGTTGCAGCGTTTTCGGCTACCGTGTCCACGGCCAAAGCTGGGTCTGTGACGGTATCCTTTACCGCCGTCCACGCTTTTCCCAGTGTTGATTCCTGCGCGTCGATGTCTTTCTTACGCTGGGCGATCTTGGCCTTGAGCACATCGGACTTGGCATCTTCCCAGTACTCCTGTCCACTGCGCCCAAGCTCGGATACCGCGTTATCCATGTCACCACTAGCAAGTCCATACAGATCGCCAGCGGTTTTAACCAAGCCTGTAACGCCACCAGCCAGTGCCGCGCCGGTATCTTTGAAGGCTTCGCCCCAGGTGCGAGATTTTTTCTTTGGAGGATCGTCGCCAAACGCATCCTCATAGCTGAATGTATTTGGCTGCTGTTGGATTGCGTCTTCGTAGCTAAATGTATTCGACATAAAATCTCCCTCAAACTGCATTGAAGTTTTCGCCATCCCAGACGGCAGTCCCGATTCTTGTTTGGTAAATTTGTCCTTTTACCAATTTGTCTTTTGGTGGGAGTTGTGCAGTAGGCTGTTGTCCGCTACCAATCTGCCTATCCTCTCCTGTACCAGTGTGGTACATCATTGGATTTGTTACATGCTGTACTCCGTTTTCATCGGTATATTTCGTTCCAGGCAACGCTTTCCATTCGCCATCGGTGTTTTTTCCTGTTATTGCCGCAAGTGTGCGTCCTGCGAGCTTAATAGCTTTTGCATCGCCACTAGCAATGGCTTGCTTATAAGCCTGCTGCGCTTCTAGCACCGCTTGCTTATCTTGCATCTGCAAATCGTTTGCTTGCTTCTCAATCCCAAACTTATCCTTAGCAAGCTGGTTGGTCTGCGCAAACTCATTGGCCTTAGCCATCCTATCTGCCGCATGAATCTGTTGATTCGATGCGTTGGTGTCAGTCGTGTTATCCCTTGCAGCCTCACCAGCAACAAACCTATCTCGAATCTGCCCCTCCATTGCACCAAGCTGCTCATTCGACTTCAACGCTGCCAGCTTGCGCGGGCTGTTGTCAGGTTCTCCGCGAATGCTCAGAACAAAGTCGTTGGCCTTGCGCTGCTGGGCCAATTCTTTTAGTGCTTCGCTTTGTGCAATCTCGCGGTTGCCAGCCATACCAGCTTCGTGGTAGGCACGCGCTTCGGCTTCACGCCGTGCATCTACATCGTTTGCCAGGCGTTTGTTCATGGCAGCTACGGCTAAACCTTCCTGATACTCTTTTGTCTGTCCCCAGTCGTTCGTTGGCTTACCGTCTGTGCCGGTGTAGCGCATCTTTTGTGCGGCAGGTGAGTTTGAGAACACAGGGCCGTTTTCGCCTTGATCTACCTGGATGCCAGCGCCACGCATGTCCAATGCTTCGTTGAGCTTGTCGCGCACGTTTTTGTTGCTGTTGATCGCTTGCAGGTTACTATCTGCTGCGGTAAGCGGCAGTACCTGATTACCGACTACCCTGCCGTTACCTTCCAGCGGTGCGCCGGCCTTGAGCGCGGCCATGCGTGTTTGAGCGGTTTCGTCTGCACGACCGCGTGGGATGAGAACGCTGTTCACCAGCGCGTCACTGGCCGTAAGATCGCCGGCGGTCACGACGGCTGGCTCTTTTGATGCTGGCGTTTCTGCTTTGGCCTTTACTTCTGATTTTGTATCAGGTGTTGGAGCGGTAGCTGAAACTGTTGCAGCCTTAGCTACTGGCGGTTTTTGTACGTTATCAGGATCACCTTCAAACAACCCTTTTGGAGCAGATGATTCAGGTGGCGTATATTGTTTTATTGCCGGGAATCGCTCTATTCTTGCAAGACGTGTTGCGGAATCTTCTTTTCCAGATTTCAACTGCGCCTGTCGTTTTTGTTCTGTAATTTGATCCTCGGTAGGCGGCGCATCTGCTGCCCGAAGCTCATTCGCACGAGCTGTCTTTTTTTCAGTCTCTAAACGTATAGCAACAACATCTGATACTGGTATTCCTAACCTTTTCGCTTTTTGTTCATCGGTTTCAATAAGAACCGCATCCTCCGCCCGAATCTGCACCTTCTCGCGCGGCACTGGCATAGCGCCCATCTTCTTAATGGCTTTACCACCATTCAGCGCCTTCGCGTCCGCTTCTTCCGGTGTCATGCCCTTTTCAGCCAGCACTTCCTTGCGCAACTGGCGCAGGTGCGGCAGCAGTTCAGGCTCGGCATCGAGCATGGCGTTACTGACGACGAACTCGCCCGGCTCGTACTTCGCTGGAATCTTGTCGCCAGTGCCTGTGCCCGGAACAGCGCCGCCCATGCCAGTGCGCAGGGTGCCGCCGTCGCGAAGACCCGCCGCGCGTTCACGGCGCGCCATAGACTGCCCGCCCATGCCGTCCAGGCCGTTGCGCACGTTGGGCGCGTTGTTGGCAGCTTCTTGGCGTGCGCGTTCCTTGGCTTCTTTTTCAGCCATCTTCGCCCTGATTTCGGTCTCGATCTCTGCGTCCGATTTGCCCAGTCCTACGGTGCGCGCCATCGCGTTGAAGAACCCGCCAGCAGCATGAATCTCGCCGCCGTTCCTAGCCCCGAAGCTCGGAGAAGCGCGCCGGTATTTGCCTTCGTTCTTGCGGCTTTCGTCCAGTACGCCGGTGTACTTGTTGTAGCCGTTCTCGTCGAAGTCGTGTTCCATCTCGAACGAGCCACGGTTCACCATGTGCAGTGGCGGGGCGCTGCCACGCGCTATGGCTGTCTGGTTGTCTTCTTCGTTGGCTTTCATCACCCGGTACTGGTTGGCCGCTACTTTGTCGGCACCGATGTTCGTTACCTCACCGGCTTTTTTGTACAGCGGGTTGCTGTTCCCCCAGCTGAACCCATCGGCGGCACGGACATCCAGACTCGCGTCTGGTTTACTCGTCTGGATCGGCGGGTACAGGTCTGGGTAGCGTGACTCGATGCTGTACTGATCGGAGTTTCCGCCGAAGCCGTCAATGGCGCGAAGCCCGGACCTACGGGGACGGCCCGTGATCTGGCCTGGCTGGAACGAGTTGCCCAGGCCGTAGTTCGTCGGCGCGAAGCCGCGCGAGGTCTGGTAGTTGTTGTGCGCGCTCAAAGCCTGTGACCTCAGCCCGGCATCTGAACCGTACATACTAGCCTCTGTCTGGTTGTCTGACTGGTGCCGTACTCCCGCAAGCTGGTTATCCGAGTTGTACATGCTGGCCCCTGCATTCAGCCGCGTCGAATCTACGCCACGGTCAGCACCGTACATGTTGGCAAGGGCACCGAGTCGGCTGGCATCTAGCCCACGATCCGCACCGTACATGCTGGCACCGGCGCTCGCATAACTGGCATCCAGCCCCCGGTCAGCGCCGTACATGCTGGCCGCACGCTGGTTGTCGGACACATACAGGTTTGTGTCAGCGCCAATCCTGCTGGCATCTAGCCCACGATCCGCACCGTACATGCTGGCCCCAGCCGCGAGGCCGGCGTTGTGCATGCTGGCGTTGGCACCGAGGCGGCTGGCATCTAGCGACCGGTCGGCACCATACATGCTGGACATCGCCCCCAAACCAGCGTTGTGCATGCTGGCGTTCGTCGTTAGCCGCGTAGCATCCAGCCCACGGTCGGCACCGTACATATTGCCTTTCAGGCTGTTGTCCGACGTGTAGCGGGCGGTATCGTAGCCCCTGTCAGCGCCGTACATGCTGGCTGCGAGCTGGTTGTCCGAGGCGTAGTTACGGCTGTCGTAGTCGCCCTTGCTTTGCTGGATGCGCGCCAGCAGATCGGCGTTGCCGATGGTGAGTTTTCCGCTGCGCAGTTTCTCCAACAGGCGCTGCTCCAGCGCGCTGGTGTCTGCGTTGTTGCCGCTGGTCTGGCGCGCACGAAGATAATCTGTTGCTTGCATAGTTGTTCCCCTGATTAAACTGTTTCGACGAGTGCTGCCAGGCTGTTGTTGCCGCTCATAGCCGCAGCTGCCATGTTGGCGTAAACCTGCCCGAGTGCCGTGGCGGCATCGGCGATGACTTTGAGCGTTTGCATCTTGCCCGTTGCCTTGTGCAAATTGGTCGTGGCCTTGAGTTCGTCGTCTTTAAGGCGTGTGGTCGCTTTGCCCTTCCACAGCTCGATGTCCGCCTGATATTTGGCAATGTCGCCGCTGACTTCGGCCTTGAACACTTCGGTCTCGCCCTGGGCGCGGGCGATGTCGCCCTGCTGTTCGTAGGACGCGGCTTTGACTTCTTCGCCGTAAGCGGCTACCCGGCTGGAATAGGCCCGGCCTTGCGCTTCGCTGCGCATTCCTTCAGCCTTGGCCTTTTCGGCTTTGGCGCTTGCCACGGCGCTGTAGGCGCGGGCACGCGCTTCAAAGGCTTGCGTCTCGGCTTTGAAGCCGTCTATTTTGGCGATCTCGCCCCTCATTTCCGCGTCAAAGCCTTGCCACTCGGCGTTGCGCGCTTGCACGCGGGTGGCGTAGGCTTGCACTTCGGCCTGGTACCCCTCCAGCCGCAGTTTTTCCAGCCCGGCTTTTGCCAGCACGGCATCGACCCGTGTTTTGTACGTCTCGGCTTTGGCGCGTTCGGCATCGACCTTGGCACGAAACACCTCGATCTGCGCCTTGTCCACGTTGGTCAGGGCCATCAGCGCCTGGAGTTCCTTCTCATACACCTCCAGGTCAACCAGTGAACTGCGCAACCGGGCTTCATAAACCTGGGCATCGGCTTTGTAGCCTTCCAGTTTGGCGGTGTAGATGCGCACGCAGGCGTTATAGACCTCGATCAACGAAGCCTGGATGGACTTGGCTATGTCTATGGCCTGGGCATTGAGCGCCATCAGGTTCTGCATATAACTCAGGGCGAACTGGCCCATGAACTTGCGAAAGTCGATGGATTGCGTCAGGGCAAATTGCAGATTCTTCTGCTCCAGCTCGGCCTGCTGTATAGCGATGTCGCTGGCCGCTTTGGCGTTGTTGTCGGCTGCTGCCTGACGTGCGGCAAACACCGTCCCCAGCACTGCACCTGTTGGCAGCGTGAACCCCCGGCTGGCCGCATCGGCATACGCCGTGCTGCGCACCCGGCGCGCTTCGGCATCGTTCTTGCTGCGAGCGCGTGCGTAAATAGCGTCTTCAACGGCAGGGGCAAGACCAGTGCCGCCGTCGAGGTATTTTTGCAGCCGCGCTTCGATGGCCGCTACGCTGTCCCGGTACCCAGGGTTGTATTTGTCCAGCACGGCATCGACGTAGCCATCGACTTGGTGCACAAAAATCTGGCTGTACTGCCGGTAGTTGGCCTCTGTCTGGTCTGTCGGGTCGGGGCGGTCAAACGCGGGGGCCAGCGCATCGAACGACGCGGGCTGTACCCCAGGCATCGCGCGCACCGTGCGCAGTGGCGTATCAACTGCGGGGTGCTCGATGAAGTTAGGCGCGTCCGGCAGTTTTATACTGTCGATGTCGATCCCAGGAGCCGCTTTTAAGAACTGCGAAAGCTCTGACGGCTTGTGCGGCGTAACAATAGGCGGTACGGATTTGTCAAACGACGGGTCTGGCGGTAAGTTTATCTCGCCGATGGGGTTTATATCCGGTGGTGAATCAACCGGCGGCGGTGGCACGTATGGTTTTACACTCGTGTTCGGCCTAGGGGCGGTGTCGTGGTAGGTGGGCGGTCCTTTTTCCGCGTCAAGCGGGTTAGGGTCTGCGCCGCCGTCATCCAGGTCTTCCCACCTTATAGCCTCTATAGCAGTTTGTGCCGCCGAGAGCGCAGTCTGCGCCTGGCTGATTGCCGTTTGGGCGTTGGTGCTGTTGGTGGTAATTAGTTCTTGCGCGCCCATATCAAATTCTCCGTTTCATTGTTGCTACTTCCAGCTCGACGGCATCAAGCTCAAACTGCTGCGTGCCGCTAACGCCCAGCGAGAAGTACCGCGCCTTGGTGCCCAGGCCGAACTTCTGGCGGTGGTTTTGCGCTTTGGCACCGCGCGGGGTGGTGAAGTTGTGCGTGATGGGGTTGTTCTCGCCCGCTGTCAGCGACACCGTTTCTGCGGCACCGATGCGCCCGCTCAAGTAGGCTGACGCGACGGTTTTGAGGTTCGGCGTTTTGAAGTCGCTCAGGTGGGTCTGCACCGCAAACGGTATGGCCGTGCCATCGTCCGTGGTGCCTTCAAGCAGGTACAAGCCGCTGGCGTTCGCGCCGAAGTAGCTGTTGCGGTAGCGCACGACGTAATCGAACGGGTAGTTGGTGTAGCGCGTGACGGCTGCCGGAGCGGCGTTGCCCTGTGCGTCCGTGTCGCGCGGCAGGCTTACCGCGTAGGCTTCGTAGGACACAGCTACGACAGCAGTGCCGATGGCGGTGAGCGTAGCGCCGGGGGCGATAAGCCACGCTTGCGCAGCAGCGCCCATGCGAGCAGCCGGGGCTATCAGATACGCGCTGCCGTAGTTCTGTCGTGTGCCGCTGGCTGTAAGCTCGAACAGCGGTGCTGTGATGTGCGCACGGCCTGCGCTGCCAACAGTGCCGGTGGCCTGTATCGTCGGCTTTCCTGTGAGCGTGATAGAGCAGACTGCGCCACCATATCCGACCAACTTAGCCGATGGGGCTACCAGCGTCGCTGACGCTATGTCAGGTACGGTGCCTGTTGCCGCCACATAAGGGCTAGGTGGGGAGGCACTAACGCGACCGAAGTTTACGAACGTGGCGGACAGGGAGAGGCGGGATTTCGGCGCGACCGCACGCGCATTGGCACCGCCGTAAGCAATAAGGCTCTGCTTCGGCGCCCTTGCACGCACAGAGTCAAGACTAGCAGACTTTTGGCTGCCGTAAATCTTCAGCGTAGGATTCGGCGCGGATAAAAACGCTGTGTTTATGGCTGGCGTAATGTCATTAGAAAAACCAAACAGAGGTTTCAGAGCGCCGACCGCTGATATAGATGCCTTATCCGTAGCAAAAATACCTGCGAGCGGCGAAAAGGAAGCCGCGCTATGAGCGACCTCTCCTGTTAAAACCCGGCTGGTTCCGTTCAGGTATGGCAAATGTGCCATAACAATGGTTCTTGCAATGGATACCATTGCTTCGGCTGCAAGCGGAAGCATTACTCCCGCGCTACTCGTATAGCTCTTATCAGATGCAGCTACGCATACAAGCGGTTGCAGCTCACCCGCACTGGTGGCTACGCCTCCTGTAAGCCCGCTACTAGAGCCTGTCAGATACTGCAAAGCCCCTTCGCAAGAGGTGTATTGTTTGTCAGATGAGCCTCCAATGAGCGCGAGTAACACACCGTTCACGCCTACTGGTTTTGGCGCGATGAATTTCTCAAACTGCGCAGACAGAAGCGTATCCCCGCCGGAGTACATGGATATATCGGCGAAAACAACCCCAGTGCTACGCGCGCTACTAACGCTAAGTAAATCGCTATTTTTATAGTACGAAACCACGCCTTTAACGCGGCGTACTTCAAATACGTCGTCAGCAATGAACGCGGCATTGTCACCTAACGTAACCCCGTTCTCCATGACTGCTGCGAAACCTTTGGCGAAATGGAATCCAGCGTCTATGTCATCGCCACTAACCCCCTTATTGACGCTATTTATCCCGGTAACGATACCGACAGCAGTAGGCGAAACAGTTACTTTATAGCTGATGTCCCCGTCAATAGACGCGGTGCTGACAGCGCCGGCATTCCACCCGAGGTTAAGACATTTCGATGTATCTGCCGGCGTAGGAGGTGTGCTAGGTGTCGGCGGTACTGGTTCTACCCATACTTTTGTCGTTATAGGTACATAGTCGTAGCCGATACAATTATATCTACCGCTAACGATTTCCCCGTTCGGCAGTACAAAATCAGGAAGTCGTACGAACACAGGAAACACCACTATGTTCGTAACGTCGCGCCAGTACCCTTCAGACCCAGGACTACCGGGACTACCAGGCGACCCAGGAATCGGCGGGAATGTGTGTTTAACGAGTTTTCCTGCCATGATATTCAGTAGTTGTTCAGGTCGATTTCGTGAAACATAAATCCAGATATAACATAGCCGGCGTTGTTTACAGCACTTATATCGCTGACAACATACACTCTATCGTCATATTCGCTGTATATATGTAAAGTATAAATGTGTTTCTCGCTGCCGTTTACCGGTAGCGATGATGTATCGAAAGCTACCTGCCCGCAATCGTATTCTGTACCCACATCAGTCCTAGCATTCAGGGTCATTACCCACTCGTTCGTTTCTTCTATATGTGTAATGCCAGGATACGGCCCATCAACGCCGGAAAAAAGCATATCAGGACCGCCTGGAGATGTGTCTGGAGCTAGTATCGGGGCGTGCCAAACACTTGGGTTGCGTCTAACGACATACTTGTATAGTGAAAGATTCGGGTACGCTGCGTACAGCCTTTCAGCACCTGCGTACCCGATTTTCAATGAATTCGCACTAGCGGCTACCACATCTGGAGACATAAGCGGAAGAAATATAAAAAACCCAGGGTCTGCCGGGTCTGCATCGTCCACGTTAATTAAGCTAGTCCAGAATCTCATATCATGCCGTTGGTAGGCTTAGCGTATAAAAGTCGATGGTTTGCGTCGCACCGGATGTCAGCGTGGTGCTTGTGAGATTCATATCCCCTCCAAAAACAGCCGCTGTTCCTTGTATCCGCGCTTGTGTATCTGACGCTAGACCATCGTCGCCAGGGGCGACATGTCTATAGAACGAGGCTACCCCGCTCGCCCCATTAACCCCGCTCCAGACTTCAGAAGGTTCTTTTGCTATAACGCCTGCTGCCGCCGTCGCCTCTAGCGTAAGTCCGGTCGCAGTAGAAGCGTTGGAAATCGTCACAAGCAGCGTCGCGCTTCCTAAAGCGTCATCAGCGCTCGCTGGGACATCTCCTGAATAGATGTTGATGAACCCGAGATTTAGAACGCTGCGTAACGATCCGGTGCTCAGCAGCGATGACCTTAGTCCGGTAGATGTTTTGATTGCCATGATTTACTCCTTGGTTTATGACTAACTAACGACGATTGTCTTCGGGGAAGTGTGTACTTACACATCCTGCCGTAGAACGGGTTCAGATTATTCTGCTCATGAATATGTATTCCATAGTTTCGTGCCTGCGTAATTTGATATTAGACATCGGTACTCATTCACGTTTAGTTGGCTGCGCGTTTAACCGGGGTTGGTTTTTTTGGTGTTTGGCCGGGGAACGCTAGTAGCGTCACTGGATGTGGATATATACCGTGACCATAGCTCCACTTTTGCGGTGAAGGCGGACCTCCGGGACGAAGCGGTTCCCATACTTTTGGACCGACCCATGCCGCAGAGTCGATGCCAACGACATCTTCGTGCAGCTCAAGCTCATCTGATTTAGTGCCGTCAGGATTTTTTTTGAATACCAGCCTGTACGTGAATAGCAGGCCAGGCTCTGGGAAAGTTTCGTCTCCCAAGTCTGATCCTGAATGCCACGTGTAGTAAAGCCTCGCGGAGAGACCATTAGGCGAAACAGATAAATAAGAAGCAGCCCCGTGCAGGTCTAATCCAGCAAAATTATCGTATCTCCACGACATAGAATTAAACGTAGGCTCGAACGAAAACTTAAAGAATTTATTGTCGTGCAGGTCTAAGCACCCATGCTCTGACCATATAAAACCGTTGATGTCAAAAACCGCACCGTACATTGACAGCAGCCAATGCCTGGTATGGCGGCCTCCGATTTTTTCTGACCTAGTCGCTTCATCCGACCAGCCTTTGCTTATAACCTTACCGTTTGCGTCTTTAGTTTTTGTTATGGTATAGGAATACAAATGTTGATGCAGCCACCACGCATAGTCTGGGTCGTCTGGTATGATGAAGTTACCAGTTATAGAACTAATGATCGGGTAATCTACATCCCCTTCTGCGACTATGACGTGTACAACGTTATCGGAAGCACTCACAATAATACCTGTTGCCGCCCCGAGCAACTCAGCGTCATATACTGGCTCTAATTGGTAGTCGAAGTGTGCAAACGTAACAGAAGAATCTATAGTTATCGTACCCCCTTTGCTGTCTAGGTACAGCAGTGTAAAACCTCCGTTCCCGCTACTGTGGTTGTTTTCCGAACTCCTAACACGCTTAGACAGCACCAAGTAATACCCGTCGTCGAAATCCTCTACGATAGCGCCACTAATGGTATCGTTTGGGTTTGCGTGCATACCGATATAAAGATGTGAATAAGGATCGAATACCCCTGTTTCTAGCGTATAGCTTCCTGAAAATTCTTTTCTTACTACGCTGTATTCTTTAACCCCTTCGTTTTCTTCTACATTGAGTGTAATGATAGCGTAGTAATATGTATGCCTACCATCAGTGCTAAGTGCCTTTTTTATTTCAAGCATAGATGGGTTTTTTCTATGACATTTTATTGGATATACGATGTAATCCTCGTATTGTGCTTTCTGATACTCTTTAAGTATATTCCCTGCGCTTAGTACCGCTATTGATTCAGACTGATAACCATCTTTAAGGTACGTTACCGCAACCAACTCTCTAAGTGTTAGCGGTGAAACCGACGTTTCGACTATACTAACCCTGCGGTATAAAGAGCCTGAATACGGAGCGCCTAATAATTCCCCCAGCTTGTTAAAGTCTCTTCGAGACCTATACATAGCCGCACCCTTCACCGACACACGGTCTGTCGTTGTGCCGTCGGCTCTAGTTACAACGTCCCAAGGTTCTGTCGGTACTCGGTTGCTCGTGTACGAGCAGACATAGTTCGTATTTCTATCTATGTTTATGTAACTAAAATCTCCGCTAATGGATACGCTCACGTTAAAACCATCCGGCATTAAAAACGTTTTCGACACATACCCTACCCCCGTAAGCAGCATCCTGTAAATGCAATTTTTGGCGAACGGAATCCAGTGCTCGCCGCCATTTACTATGATTTTTGGGTACTGCTTCACAGTTGTATCAACTGGCAGGCTGTGTCCAAACGAACGTATCAATGGTGTTTGGCGCGTTTATTGTTATAACGATATTGCTAAGGTTAAGGTCTGCACCAGAAGTCCCGATTGATCCATCGACGCGCGGCAGCTCTGTAGATGCCATGCCAGTATCAACAGCGTTTCCACGCAGCCGAAACCAGCCAGCGGTGCCGTTGGCTACACCTTTGAAACTCCACTGGTCTGTTGACTTAGATACGGAGCCGTTTGCGGGGGCGGCAAACGTCAGGCCGTTCGTAGGCGAACCTGGCGTAAAGGCACCGGATGCCAGCGTAACCGTCCCAAGCAGAACGCTTCCTGTGACCGCTGCGTCAGCACTGACAGGCTGGCTCCCGGTGTATATGTCAATCACACCACCCTCGAACGTAGCCGCAAATCCTTTAGCTCCTGCTAGGTTGTTACGCAGCCCTGTACTGAGCCTGATTGTCATTTTGATACTCCTTAAAAATCATTGAAGGCGCTACCGCCTTGGTGAAGTGCCACGACGTAGCGCGTTTGCCCGCCGCTGTGCATAACAGTCCCGCCGGCCTGTACGCCGGGGGCGACGCTGACAGCGTGTTCTGTCAGATTGGTGAAGGGCAACGCTGCGCATGCGCCGCGCGTTGTCCAGAAAATGATGCGCCCGTCATCCTGCGCCCAGTGCTGCCCCGGCACCACGCCGTAGGGCGCGATCTCGGCCAGCTTCTCGCCGTCGTAGGCATAGACGCTGCTGCCCGTGCCAATGATGAGCGCCGCGTCAACAGCGGCCAGCATGTGAACCTGGCCCGGCACCATGATGAAGCTGCTCAACAGGTTGAACAGGTGAAAGCCCAGCGGCTCCGAGAACCAGACGACGGTTTGATCCTGCGTGGGCATGTACATGGCGGCGTACAGGCGGCCTTTGAAGAACTGGATAGCGCCGCAGCCTTGCGGCAACGGGTCAAGGAACGCAGTGAGCAGGTCAGCGCCTAGCGTGTCGTGGCTGGCGTTCCATGTTTCGGCGGTGCGCGTGGTTGTGAAACCAAGCTGATAGACTGTGCTGCCTGGCGGGCACAGGTAAACGTTGGTGGTGCAGCCAGCAGCCTGCGGTACGGTGATCTGAAGCGCCTGGCCGTCGGTCAAGATGATTTCTGCGCTGTCGCTGGCCCCGGTTTCACGGCCATCGGGCAGGGTGTAGGTGCAGCGCACTTGCCAGAGTCCGGGCGCAAGGGTGCCGGTGACGGGAACAAGTGCCGGTGGGGCTGGTAGCGGCCAACGCCAGTCCAGTACGGTGTTGTCGGGTAGAACAATGCCACAGTCTGCCCCGTTGTTGAAAAACACTTGACCGTTGACCTCAGCCCAGTACATGGGCGCGGCAGAAGTAAGCGGCGCAATGGCGACGCGCGTGGTGTGGCTGGTGACGGCGACCAGGGTGCTGTCGGCCACCGCGTACAAGCGGCTATGGTCTTGCGTGCTGTAGGCCGACGTGAAAGCGCCAGTCTGGGTGCGTGTGTAGCCGGCGCGCTTGACGATAGCTCCGGTGTCGGTAACGTTGACGTTATCGGCCTGGGACAGCCACTCCAGCCCGACGCGCAGCGGGTCGGCAGTGTTGTTCAGTCCTTTGAAGGCTTGGATAATCTGCGATGGCATTCATAGAATGTAAAAACATGCACACCAATCAGCAAACCATAGGGGGGGGGAATATCTAGCAGATCATAATTACCAATGTGCCGACACAATCGGTGGCCTCTTGTCACGCTGCTTGCGCTTGATGTTGGCATCAATACGAAACCCGAAGGATGCTGTAAACATGCCTTCATACTCTGCGGCACGCGCTTTATCGAACGTTTCAGCATCCTGCTTGAGAAGCGCACAGCGATAGACCCACGGCATCAACTGCATGTGCAGATAAGCGGGAATCTCAGGCTCCATGTCCAGGTCATCTGTGGTAATGTCCTCAATCGGCACACGATAGACCGTCATAGCGACAGAATACACCTTGTCTGGCGTTGGAATTAGCCGCAGATACTTGCGACCATCTACGATATACATAACAGGCTCACCAGACTGGGCCTCCCACCCAGGTAAGGCACCGTCCAACTGCTCCACGCTAGTCTCTGCCAACGCATAACCGCCGATAGCCACGCGCTTAATCTTATGAATAGACCCGTGTAGCGCATAGCTATCAGTATCAGCTACGGTTGTAATGGAGCAAACAGCAGGAGTAATCCTGTCCTCGATCAATCCAGCGCGGGTGCATGCCTCGTTGACTGCATCGGTGAGATACAGGCAAATCTCCTCGTTGCTCCACAGATAAGGCGGAGTAGCATCATTGAGAACGCGCCGGAATTCGGCAATAAGCTGCTCGGCAGTCACAATTCAGCCTTCAGCAGTTCGTTACTCAGAATGTCAAACTCAGCGCGTGTCGTGTGAATGCCGGTAATCTCATTCAAACGAGACAACTTTGGCGTACCATTTTGATTGAAGTCAATCGGGTTCTTGTCTTCCAGCATCTTGATAAATGCGTCGCGCACAACCTTCTTTGGATCGTAGCCGCCACCTAGTGGTTGTGGGACAGGAACCTCTGCACCAACTGGTAGGCACCCCATTACTGCGGCCTGTTTGTGGTAAATCGCATCAATATCCGTGCCCTCTGGCGTAACAATGCAGGTGTGCCCCGATGTCAGTGCCACTTGCACATCTTTTCCTGTGGTTGATTTAAAAATCATGTTTTATCCTTGTGTCCAAAAGCCCCACGGGGATCAATCCGTGGGGATAAAAGCAGAGCAATCGCTTGCTCAACCACACATTAGTTAGTCTTGTGTGAACTCGGAACGGCCCTTTGTGAGATATTTCACATCAAGCCGGTACGCTCCCGTAGTCGGTGCAGTGGCACCCAATCGCACCCAGCGAGCCGTGACATTGTTGGAGTCGTCCGGGTTGATATACCCAGTCGGAACCAACTCAGTGCGACCTGTAGAGGCAATGCTGAACGCGGTTTTGTAGCGCGTAGCGGAAGCTGTGTCACCAACCACCAGCGTGTCAGACGTGCCAGAGTTGAATGCAGTTAGCACCGTCACACCACCGGACTGCACCACTGCGTTTGCTGGCAAGTCGATAACCGCAGCATCCTGAGCAATGTAGTAGCGCACCGTGACAACCAGAGACCCAGCAGAAGGCGAAGCTCCAACCTTTGTCCAGGTAACTTTCAGCGCCGATTGCGTGGCCGTGTTCACAAAACCCGTAGGAACAAACGGGATTGGCGTGGTAGCGCCTGTGTGAATATCTGTCGATGCAACATAACGGTTTGCTGTAGTCACGTCACCAACAACAATTACATCGCTGGTGCCAGAATTGAACGCTGCTGCAATGGCAATAGACCCATCCAAAACGACCGAACCAACAGGCAGTGCAATACCAGTGGTGTAGGCAGCACCAGAAGTCAATTGGTCGTAGGTAATGAGCGTCGTTTTTTCCACCACGTCGGCAACGACATAGTAGGTAACGGCAATCCGCAACCGGCCTGTAGTTGGTGAACCACCGCCGCTAGTCCATGTAACGTTAATGGCAGGCTGTGATGCCGTGGTAATGAAACCAGTAGGCACAAATGGGATAACCGTACCAGCAGCGCGCACAGAAGTGGAGCCAACATAGCGATCAGCAGTCGAGGCATCGCCAACGGTGATTACATCGGTGCTAGTCGAGTTGAATGCCTGCTCTACCGTGACTGAACCACTGACAATTACCGAGCCAGTAGGAAGGGCAATAGGTGTGACATAGGCAACAGTGCTAGTCAAGTCTGCGAGTCCGACACCAGTATGGTCAGTGAGATACCCACCAACCAAATCAGCCAGGCTCACATCGACATAGGCAACCTGAGGCTTTTGTCGGTTTGAGTTTTTCGTGATTGTCATTGCGGTTTCCCCTTAGTCTTGGGTGAACTCGGAACGATCAAGAATGAAATACTCCACCGTCAAACGGAATTTTCCTGTAGATGGCGAACCACCGCCGCTGACCCAGCGCACGGTTACAGCGCGCGTAGTCGGTAGAGTGACATAGCCAGTAGGCACGAGCGCCGTGCGTGCCAGAGCATGCACATTGGCATCATTCAGATAGCGATTTTGCGATGCGCTATCGCCTACGTCCACCACATCGGTGCTGGTGGAGTTGAATGCCTCAGTCGCAACCACATCGCCGCCAATAATGACAGCGTTAGGCGGCAACATGATGGCCTGATAATCAACGCCAGTGGTTACATCTGCCAGGTTTACATCGACATACGCGACGATGGCCTCCTGGCGGTTAGGTTTCTTGGTAATAGCCATGATGGCTCCTTAAATTCTGGGAATGGGGAATTAGTTAAAAACAAGGGCCATGTGGCCCTCGCTTTTATTGCAAGTAGTGGTCAATCGTCACCACGGCGAAGTCCTCAACGGACTTATCGTAGATACTATAGTATTTGGGCTTAACTAACCCAAACATTTTATCGACGTTAATACCATACTGGCTGTCATATTGGAATGTCTTTTCCGACCATTCCGGCTGACCCAAGTCGGCCATACCCAACGCTTGAGCGCCACACAGCAGCGAACGAGTGCCGTTCACCAAACCGCCAGAACCCCATTTAGTGGTTGCGCCCTTGGTAGAGTACACCAGGCGATGCTCATGGATAACCACACCGTCGATAGTGACCGTGCCGCCGGTAAACCACGGGGAGTTTTCACCGTTTTTCAGTGCGAGGTTTGTCACTGCGCGCTGATAATCAGCATCTGCTTTGAGCATGGCAAGCGTGCCGGGCTGTACGAACAGCACATAATGCTCACGGCCACCGGCCATGAGTGGCTTGATATAGTGCTCTTTTGCATACGCCACGGCTTGCACAATCATCTTGTACGTCGGGATGTATGTACTGGCGATGTTGGCCGTGTTGGATGCGACAAGCTCAGTGCCATTCCACATCATGGCACGTTTGGAACTCGGGGCGCTCACGTCTGCTGCAAAAGACAGATTGGGGAACGGGCTACCTACGCGGGATTCACCATTGTTCAGGTAGGCATAGCTGATACCTGACATAGTGAGGAACGCCAGCGAGTCAATACGGTTAGCCAGCCAGTACGACAAACGCTCTTTGGCAAACTCACGGAAATTGATAACCGTCTTTTGATCGGACAGCTTACCCTTGTTGCGTACACCGTGGCTAATCAGGTCGATGTTAATCGTCTGATAGTACGATTGCATCGCCTCTTCATTGCCCTCGCGTTCGTTATCACCGATAACGCCATCGCCGACCAGATCGGCCACCAGGGACATAATGACCTGTTCACCGCGTTCAGTTTTCGTCAGTTCAGTGATACGCTGAATAACGGCATTGTCACCAGTGCCGATAAACTTCTTGATAAACATCTGGTCGCGTGCTGCTTCCCAGACTTCTCGACTCCATCGCTTACGTTACGAACAATCCGCTTATTGATTGTTCTCTCACGGTTTCCCGTGAGGCCAGATCATATCTTTGTCTTACGGCATGTCAGGCCACCACCGATTGCCTTTGCGTATATTTTCTAAACGCGGGAGCAATTGCATGTTAGCCTCACAATGCAAACCAGAAACATACTTTGAATTTAACGGAACGATGTGATCCACTTCCAATCCACACTTTTGCGCTTCTACATAGATTGCTTTAATAGCATCAAAGTCAGCCCAAATTGGGATTGCTCTCGCCTTTATCGCACGCCTTTTGTTTGAGCGTGCCCTTGTTTTCTCAGGGAACTGCTTCTCATACCATTTGCGATATGCAAGCCTTCTTTCTGCAAAACGTACATGGTTCTCTGCAATTCTGGCACGTTGCGCCTCGATATTCCTAGAGTACCATGCTCGGCTAATCTCTCTACGTCGTTCAGGATTATTTTCAAAAAACTTGCGACTAGACTTTCTTGATATTTCTTTGAACTTCTCTGGATTGCTTTTTTGCCATGCGTTAGACCTTTGTATTACACAAGTCTTGCATGAGTAATCGTAATTATTACGCTTCCTGTTGAAGTAAAAATTATCAATCGGTAAAGTTTTCTCGCAATTGCTGCATGTTCTAGCCGTAAGACACCGGGCACTTCGGTTCTGCTCAGAACCTACTCCACTATGGATGATCGTTGAACCTTCACCGTGCATTGACGCGACGGCGCTTGGCTGCTGATTGCCCAATCCATGACTCTTTTCCGCATTCACGTCTATCGTTTCCAATTGCGTTGTAGCGTTCATGGCTATAAGGGGTTTCCAGCAATTCACCCGGTGCACTTGCAACATCACTATTGCAAGGGGCTACTAATTAACCTTTTTTTGATCCGGCTGCAATGCAGCAAAATTTGTTTGTGCCATGATGGCTCCTTAATGAATTGAAAAAAACGGTTTGCATTTCCGGCAATACGCTGCCAATTCGCGGAGTCATGGCTTAGGCCGCCACGTGGGCCAGATTGTTTAACGTCGCTATCCTTTGACGACAATCGCCGTTGATACTGATACGGGCGGCGAACACCGTATCAGTCCCGTCTATTCCGGGAAGTCAGACATTTCTCGCTCAGTCACCGCGCAATCGCTTGCGCTCTGCTTTTGACAGACTAGCAAACTGATCATCATCCATATCGTCAATGTTGTAATTGGCGGATGTTGTCCGATTTCCAATACCTTGAGTCATGGATGGTGGCTGACGCATAGAATCATCAGCGCCACGTTTAATAGCATCACGACTACGAGTATCTTGTTGAGTTGTTGTTTTTGTCAAAGCCTTAGTAGGGGCTTGTTTCTGCGCGCCATCATTTTTTTGCATAGTATCAAATCGTGGAGCTATCGCCAATGCTGCATTACGCAATGCAATATGCGGCAACACGCCACGGTTAATATCTGCATCACGGGCATCAATAATTAGCTTCAGGGCAAGTTCACCCTCTTTCGTGTCGAGGTATGGAAACGCCTCAATCACAGCGTTCGATTCTGCTTGCAATGCGTTAGCCATCTGGCGCTGCGACATATTGTTTTCCATAGCCTGCATAGCTTGGTAACTAGCCTGATGCCGCAAATAATTGTTCACCTCTCGGCGAATTTCTTTAGCCTTATCGGTGTCACCTTCCAGCATAGCGTCGATGTACTTCTGCTCCATTGCATCTTCATCGAATGCTGGAGCTTGAGGCTGTGGCTTTGGAGCACGCAAACGATCAATCTCGCGTTGAGCTTCTTCTAGTTGACGCTGATACTCCTTGCGCGCTTCGTTTACTTCATCAAAACGGGCTTTCGGAATGGTTTGTTGCTTGTGCTCAGGCTCTTCTTTATCTTCTTCTGATGCAACCAACGCCTTAATTGCTTCTGGTGCTAACTCTGGCGCAACAACATCACCACGATCCTCTGGTTCTGCTGTCTGCTCTTGCTGCTCTGGCACGGCATCAATTACGGTTTCTGTATCGTCATAATCGGTTGTCATGTGTGGTTTCCTTGTGTGTGGTTAAAACTCAGTCGTCCTTCTCGCCCTCTTCAATGCTGGGGTCTAGTCCCTCTAGCGTTGAAATCTGCTCACGCGCCAGCTTCATTGCGGCTGCCATTCGTTTCTTGTCTTTGCGAATCATTGCGGCACGACTGAGCGTGCGCAAATCATCCTGCACTTGGTAATCATCCTGACTTGAACCAAGCCCGCCGATGCTGATTAACCCGATAGAATTGCTTGACTTACTCGTTGCCATAGTTTTTCTCCTAAAAAATCATTCGCCTATGCTGTACGGGTCAACCCCGTCTTGGCGCTGCGTTTCAATACCATCCATCATCCCCATTCCTGGGGTTGGTGGTTGCGGAATGGGCGGTGGTTGCATTGGATTTGTGTTATCCGCAGGCTGTGGCATAACGTCTGGTGGTGGCATAGCCCCCTGCGGCACCGGCGGCACAATGGGCGCTGCATCACGATCCACGTACCCAGCGGAGCGCAGTAGCGAATCTGCCAGTGGGCTAGTCATAGGTGTAGCGGCAATCACGCCTGCGGTTTGAATTGCGCTGTATTGCGCTTTAACGGCGGTTTCTGTGGCCTGTGCTTCAAGCAGCTTGGTGCGAGTAGCCACTTCTTGTGCTTGAGCGCCCATGAGTTGCACCTTGGCCTCGATTGTTGGATCGGGCGGTGGGCCAGAGTTTTGCGCCTGCTCCATCATTGTCTGGGCAATCTCGTGCTTGTCTGTGAGATTGCTGTACCGGATCATTACAGCATCCGGGATCATCACGCCGGCTTTGCGCATTTCGAGCGCCTGAGTGAATTGGCTATTCTCGAAAGTAATTTGCATCGGCTGCTCGGTAATCACCACATCATACTCTCCGATAGTGATGTCGTTCCAGTAGCTGCCATCGGGCATTGGCTTATTAACCTCGATGGTCTTGTCAATTTCTTTTCCGGTCATCGGGTCAGTTTCTGTGATGCGGAAAACACGATAGCTGTCGTAATACTTTTGAACGAGCTTTACCAGCTTGCGTGCGAGTAGTTGCCGTGTGTACGCCAGATTATCAAGCGGTACGGCCAATTGCTGCTGTGATGCAAACTGTCTCGATTGAATCGCCACACCAGATACTTCCTGCCCTTGGTTGCCGCGCATGGCATCCGGCACCGTTACTTCCTTGAGTGCATTGGTAGCACGATCAATCAGGCGATCCACGCCAGTTGGAACAGGATTTGGCTGAATCTTTGCTGGCTGGTTTGTGCCGCGCTTGTACTCCAGCACCAAGCCAGTCATGGCACCAACATCGTTCAAATCTTCGGTGTCGATATTGGTTAGGGAGTTCTCCTCTACCACCCACCCACTGTTTGCTGAAGTATTGATGATATGGACAAACTGACTGACGGCTTTGTTAAGTGCTTCCTGCGGGCCGATGGCGTTATCCACCATGCCGCGAGTTTTCCCACGGCGAAAGTATGAAAAATACGGAATAATCGTGAAGTCATCGTATGGTGAATAGTCGTCAAACAGCGTCGTGCTATATGTTGTGACAATCCATCGCACACGCCGGCGCATGCGTTTTGCAATGCTTGCCCCTTGCTGCATCGCGTCGGCAACCTGCTCCTGCGTCATTGAATCAACAGTTTTAATGTCTCCTGATTCTGGATACACCACGCATTTTGTTGACTCATACACGCATTTTTGCCGGTCGATCACGCGATAGCGATTTAGCCCGTCCGTGGCGTTATCGTATGCGTCATAACGTCCGGTTCCTGGTTCAGGGCCAAAACGGTTTCGAAGTGTGTCGGAGTCAAATTGCCCGAAATCATCATTTTCATCATCGCTGCTTTCTGCGGAAAACCTAGCTTTTTTTCCGTACATTGACTCAATTTCGTCGAGAGTAAGCCATCGAGTGATAATTACGTCGCCCCATTCTGCCGGGTCATAGCTCTTAGCATCAGGGTCTGGAATCACATCACGCGGGTCTAGCGAGCGAATTTCTATCTCGCCTTTGACATTGCTATCAAAATTTATGCGAACATCGTAGTATCCACGCTGCTCTACCAATCCGTCGGTAAACACGCCAGTCTCGCGCCAGTGCAGTTTGTTTTGATCTGCAATCTGCATTACTACCTTGGAGAGCAAAGTAGCCTTGTCAAGATCGCCGCTACCACCACGGGGTTTGAACGCAATATCCATGCGATTATGGATTTGATAGCCAACGGCGCTATTGATACTGGGCATTACCTCGTTAAACTCATAGAACGGGCGGCGCTGCTGAGACAGGATGCGTTTGTCTGCCTCGCTCCACTGTTCTCCACCGCCGAGATACATGCCCTCGCATTTAGCGGCCTGGGCCATGTACGCGATGTGCCCACGATCGCGGCCATACTGGTAGCGTGACCAGTTTTCTCGTGCTGTGGTGTCGGGGTTTGATGCCATGTGTTATTTACGCGGCCATCGCTGACCCGCTCCGGTTTGATTTGTTGTGCATGCGGTCGCGCCAGCTTGTCGGCTTCTCGCCTTTAGCGAAAATCTCTGTGTATCCTTGTGCGAATTGGCGGAAGGCATCTGCTGAATTTGATGCAGAGTCGTGGCGCGGATAGTCCGACCACACGCCAAGTCTCCTGTTCCACTCTTTTCGGTAGTTTTGCAGGCCCTTTAGACCTTGGTCGCACAGCGTTTCATCAAACCAGCAATTACCAAACACATTGCGCACCATCTGAATTCCGGTAGTAACCGCGCTAATGCGATCAACTATTTCTATGTTTTTCACACCAAGATCGGCCAGTAAATCAGCGTAGCTCTTGGTTGTATCAGACTGGATACGCCTTGAATTCCCGTCGTGCGGTAGGTAATGTCGCCCCCACACGTATCCTGTATCCTGCATTTTCTTGACGTAATGCGCCGGGGCTTCGCCTGAGTTTTCGTAGTAGCGAATAAAGCAGTGACGCAGACCAACCTTTTGATGAAACCAAATAGTTGTTTCATCATTCAGTCCAATGTCCCAGAACGTATCGACTGGGACACCAACGGTGTATGGGACGCTGGTAATGCGGCCATCTTTGCGAGCCTGGGCCAGTTGCACTGCGTAGTAGCACCCGTCAGTTGATATTTGGAATGCCTCGTTAGCAGTGGATGGGTATTCGGCCCACATCTTCTCTGGATCGCCGGAAAAGTCGGCATCGCGTGTAGCCACGTACCACCTACGCTGCCCCTCAGTGAGCGATACACGAGCATCTGTCTCGACTGATGCAAAATACTCACGGTCTTTGTCAGTAATCACAACATCGCCACTGGCGAGCGTATAGCGCGCGTCTTGGTGCCAGGGGAAGAAGTGGAAGCGATAATCGCGGGCTGTGAGCTGTTTACCCTGCTCCTTATGCGCCTTGGCCCGTTGCACCATCTTGTAGAACTCACCCTCTTGTCCTTCGGCAGTGGACTCAATAATTGCTATCCCGTCTAGTGGGACTGCTGGCAGCGATCCTGTTACAACTTCAGTCGCTTTGTCTGGATACTTTGCACAAATCTTTCCAAATTCTGAGACTAAAAGACGGTGAATTGTCCCGCTTCGCATAGACGTTGCCACGCGGATTGAGCTATTATTGTGAGCAAACAGCAATTCAGAAGCGCTATCACGGGCTAATGGCATAGCTTTCTTGAGTTGTTCAGGTAGCTTGTCGTATGCAAGTTTCACCTTGTCACGAAAAATAACCTCTGCCGCCTCTCTGTCTTGCGCAATGATACCTACGCGCTGATTGTCATTAAATAATGCGTGGTCAAGCCATAGAATTGATACTAACGTGGTGTTATGCGATACGAATCCCTCAGCAATGTATGTTCCAGTTGAGGTTTGGAGGTCGATCATTGATTGCTCACCAATCAGATCAATACTTTTAACGGTAGCCCACCCGACTCCGCCGTTTCTTTTTCCAGGAAGTTCTCGCCCTTCCCAAAATCTATTTCCAATGAATCTAGTTGGACGTGTTTGACCAATTACACGAAACATTTCGTCCATGCGTCCGAATGCAATCTTTGGAACAGGGACTTTTCCGTATTTGCTTAATCGCTCTGGTTTATCACTCTCTATGCAGTGACTGTATCCGCGTTCTTCGCAGTACGAAACCATACGATCCCATACGTGCCCTTCTCTCTGGCTAACACTTATTCCGGCTGATGAATTTCTTTTTGAAATTGATCCTTCGCCATCCAGCATTCCTCCGAACCATCCATCATCGAACGTGGATTCGCCCCAAGGTTTTGTTACCCATCGGACACATGTTCCAATCTTTATCTGACCAACTACTTGATTTCCTTCGCCGCTAAGACTACGCCATTTGGGTTGCTTTGTAGCATCTGTCTTGGTAAGCCACGGATGCTGGTCAGTGCATACAACCTCGCGCCCATCATCAAATTTCACACGGTAAGCCGTGCGATGCACAATCTGCGAAGCCTGCACAGTTGCAGTTCTCATCTTGCGACCAATACATCTTCCTCCAGGGGGATGTTCGTCAACGGCCACGACTTCATCACCTGTTTTTAGGTCTGCAATTGGCACCCAACGTAAGTCTGCCGTCAACACGCGGGTTGTTGGGTCAAGGCAAAATCCAAGCTGTCTTGCTTTAAGTATGAGCGAGCGATGCCACAAATTATCAAGTAGTTCTATCTGCGAACTATTTGGCACGAACGGAATAATAGATGCCTCATGGTCATCAGCACTCTTGACCATTATTTTGTACAATTTTCCGCTACATACTCTCCAGTGAGGATTAGCCAGGCACAGCTTTAACTCTGCCTCTGTTGCTGGGATTGTGTCTTTTGTAATAATCATTTTGCTACGGGAAATGAGCTGCGACCGATTGCAGCTAACATTCCGGCGATTGCAGATTCACGCTCACGATCATCTGGAGGAGCCTCATTCAGTTTGTAATTCTCCCGCTCCTTGTCGATTAGAGTCTTCGTGGCGTTTGATAAACCATTTACTGCCTGCACCAGCATTGATGCGTCTTTGACCTCTGTGACTTGCCCGCCTACTTTAATCAATATATTTTTTGCAAAATCAACCGCGTCTGCCAGTTCGGTCAATCTGTTGCGGTGGCTTAATATGACCTGCTTATTAAGCTCTGCTACTGCTAAAACTGTATTTGTTGCGCTCTGTTGTGCGTCGTTGCAGGCTTGTATAGACGCTTGTTGTATGAGTTTTGCGTTTGTAGCCTGCCTAATTGCTTCGGTCAGGTCTTTAGTCCACGCTTCTTTTTCGGCGTGTCTGCTAATGGTTGCAAAATTTACATTATGTCTTGCAGCCAATTCCCGCAGTGTGAATTGCCCTGTGCGATAGTCGCGCTCAACCGCATCCCAATCGGGTTTTATTTTTTTGACAAATTTTGGTGAATCATCCATGCCCCCGGACTATGCCGCTCCCCTCGCGCACGTGCAAACCCTAGTGGGGGGCTTTAAGAAAGCACAGAAGTAAAAAACCCGCGCTGTGGCGGGTTGTTGTGGCGCGGAGCTGGTGCCTAGCTTGCCAGTGTTTCAAGCGTGTAATACCGCTCGACGTACCCATCAAGACGCGCACCAGGTGGCAGCGGCGTACTAACGCCGTATTCGGCATCTATGCCGCACTCGTCGGCATAGTCCTGCGGATAGCGCAGTACATGCGCCAGAGATTGCGGGTGATACCCACCGTCCATATATTGATGAGCGTGTTCCGAAACCGACTTATTAAACATCTCAACCTCCAATTTATGATTAAATCTTACTAACCGCCCGCCGCTTTATCCACTGCGGCAGGCTTGCCGTTTTTTAAGAAGACACCTCTACTGCAACAGCCAACAGGTCAATACCCCCCTGAATGGTTAATCCGGTGTATTCATCCCAGTAGATTCGGCCATCAGAACGCATAGCATCGAACATTCTCTCCGCCAACTCTTTAGAGCCATCCTTTCCCAGTGCGTTTTCAATTTCATTTACTACGTTGTTACGGTCATTCATTTTTAACTCCTTTGCCTTCCAAACTTGGTAGCGTCTTGGTTTCGATTGGCCCTATTGCCTAACCGATGACTCTATTGTATGACAACTTGTCATACATTCAAGGATTAAAGCTAGAGTTTTCACTCTATTTTTGCCCCGTGCGCTTCTAGTACGTCCTGGTTTTCCTGAAATTTCGCTCGAATATCTTTGCGCACCCAATACCGGCGACAGACTTCCATTACTGCACACTGAGCGATCAGTGGCATGCCAGCCAACTTACGCGCCAGGTCAACACATCGCACTCCCCACTTCTGGTCACACTTTGTCCCAGACTCGGCTACTGCGAACCTAAAAGATTCGACCTGCTCCGATATTGGGCGATCAATCTCCCGGTGATAGCCGTTAGCCACATCAACCAGGCATTGCCACTCAGGCAGCGGTAGAGCTGGCATAGAGTCCCGCATGGTATCCAGGGCTGCTAGACATAGAAATGTCACGCGACCAGATAGCCCCTCCTGGCCGGAGGTGTCAACATCTAACCGGGAGAAAACCCGGTCGCTGAAATATAGAGTGTGTTTAGGCATCGTTTATCCTGATGAGAAACCCGGCTTTGTAGATAACAATCGTCACGGGCCTATGTTCAATGAAGCATTCCATTAATGCTGCGTCGTAGTCTGTCATTTCAATCCCCTTCGCTTTCCCCTTCGGGTAGCGTTTTGAGCAGTGCAAAAGCGCACTCCAAGGCCCCGGCACGCGAGGCAATGGGCTGTGCTTTAGATCATTCCACGCTCTGCCATAGAAACAGAACGCCCGAACGAAACTACAACATGGTCTAGTACACGCACATCTACCAGTGCTAGTGCCGACTTCAGTGTCTGAGTCAGTGTTTCGTCTGCGCGCGAAGGCTCGACATGACCACTGGGGTGGTTATGCGCCAGCACTACAGCAGCGGCATTGTGAGCAATAGCGGCTTTTACCACTTCGCGCGGATAGACGCTGGTCTGCGTCAATGTTCCTCTAAACATTTCCTCGGCTACGATAAGCCGGTGCTGCGCGTCCAGGAACAGCACGACAAATACTTCGTGGTCTTTGCTGCTAATGCGAAGTGCCAAATAATCCTTTACGTCCTGCGGTGACGTGAAGGCATCCTCGGTCTTACGCAAGCGACCTGCTAGGATTTGCATGGCTTGAGCGACGATGGCATCATCGTTGCTTTTTGTGCGTGTTGCGTATTCAGGCGATTCCTCGCTACGCACTGTGAGAGTTGGTTTCTGGCTTGATTTGCGTGTCATGATTTACTCCTGCGCCTTCCTGAAACCAGGTAGCGACTTGGTAGGTTGCGTTAGCGATCTTGCTAACGTGCCTTTATTGTATGACAACAAGTCATACAATAAAGAATTAAATTTGAGTGCATACTCTAAATCATGGCGATCTGAACGCCAGTAGCACGCCGGCAAGCATTTTTGCTAGTGACAGGGCTTCTCTTGGAGTTAGGGTCATGATCTCGTTGCCGATTTCTAGGCGCATGCGGCCCTGTGGCAGCATGGATGTACTGACAATACGGTCTGGTGTTTGATCTACAGGCTCCCAAACACCGTCATAGACGCGTCGGATTAGATTGCAGTCGTGTAGTGCGTCGATACTTTCGGCGACGGACGACATGCTGAGTCCGGTTAGATGCGATACGGCTTGGCGTGTTGGTTTGCGGCCATGCTCGTCTAGGTCAACGATAGCCTGATAGACGCGGGCGCGATTGGTATTTTTACCAAAAATTGACTGATGTTCAGATGAGTGTTTTTCTGTCATTTGTTGGATGCCATCAAACGACTGCTGCACCATGATGGTCTGATTTTCGATCATTTAAGCACCTAAATTTCTGGTTTGAAATATGACGGGAACATTTGTTTTACCTGCCTGATAGCTGCGTTGATTTTTGTCAAATCTTGAGTTTTTGCTGACTCAATCAGGATATTTCTTGCTTGTGGTGGCAGTATGCTTGAGACACCAACGGACGATTTTTTTGTTTGGTACAGCGTCATTTTGCAGAATCATCCCGTTTAATGTTAATGAGCCACTCGCGCATTTGCAGCGCAACGATGTGCAGTTGAATAGCGCGCAGAAACTTGGTTTCATCGTCATGCTGCATGGCGGTTTTTTGCAGCGACTCGGACATGCCAATCATTTCCTCGGCTAGTTCGTCCATTTTTACAACCAGGCTAGTCATTTAGGTGTTTTCCTTTTTCAGTTTGTGCTTGCATTGATGACAACCTTTGTCGTTATATTTATCGTTTGCGGCGTAGCGACAATCCATGCTTAGGCGGTTGACGATAGTTACGGAAATAGGTTGTCCGGTTTTTTGAGCAATACCGTAGAGCGTGTGATCTGAGGCGAATGGTTTACGGTTATGACAGCCATACAGACGGCCATTAGGGGTTGGTGGCACCCATGTATAGCCTTCATGTTGCTCTGGGCTTGTATGGGCGTTAAATGCGCTTGTAGAGGTATTCAAGCCGCGTCCTTTTCGTCTGCCCAATCGCTCCACACGACGGGCTTGCATCCTTTGCGCTGAACCAGCCATGATGATGTGCCGTCGATGTGTGACATGAGCATCCAGGGAAGTTTGCGGGCTTTAGCCTGGGTCATGGCTTGGATGCGGTGGGTGGTGGTGATGGCTTTTGTATTTTTGACCTCTATCGCCCAGGATTTACCATCTGGATCAACGGCGATGAAATCCTCGACGGTGGTTCCAGCGTTGAGTTCGGCCACGGTGAAATCCCTTGACTCAAGCAGTTGCCTTGCTGCCAGTTGGCCGCGACGGCCTTTTGATCGTTCTGCCGTTCCCATGTTATTTACCAGAGCTGCCAAAGCCGCCAATGCGGGATGTTTCGGATAATTCTGTCGCCAGTTCCAGCGTGTGCCGGAATACAGGCAACACCATGCCTTGTGCGATACGCTCACCGATGCCAACGGTGTAATCGGTGGCGCTGTCGTTATGGATGCGCACCTTTACTTCCTGGCGAAAATCAGAATCAATCACCCCTACCGCATTCCCAAGGCGAATGCCGTGATTGAAACCGTGTCCGCTACGGCTAAACAAAAGCATGACGTGTTTTCGCGGAACTTCGACAGCTAATCCGGTGCCGATGGTTTGCGCTTGCCCGGCTTTGATGGTGGCTGTGGTGGTGGCGTAGATGTCGAAACACCCGCTGCCATCTGTGGCGTAGGTTGGCAGCCTTGCGTAATCGTTTAGCAGCTTAACTTTCATGCTGTGGCTTCCTCGTGTTTACGGTGTTTTGGCTTGCTTGGCAACGGGTGCCATCCTTGCCAGAATGTGTCGCGCCCGTTGTACTGTCCGATGGTTGCCACGCCGCCAGCGCCGAGCAGGATCACTTTGACGGCGATGGGGCATGTGTGCATGGGCAGGTAGTGCGTGTTGGGTGCCACGGCGGCGCTGCGGTCGTTGGTTAGGCGGTAGTTCATTGCAACCTTGCCCGTTCGCGCTCGCACAGCATGGCATCTGCGATCTGGTATGCCAGTTTTGCGATGGCCTCGCGGCTACCGCTTGGCATGGTGGTGCTGGCGACTTTTGCCATGATGCCGGTGAGGGCATGAGCGGCGATGGTGTCGCGCTCAGACCAAAAAACGGTGGCATCGGCCAGGTAAGCGGGGGTGGTTTCGGTCATACGGGTGCTCCTACGATGTCATCTGCATCATCATCTTCTGGTGGGTAGTGAGGTGCTGGTGTTGGATCGGGCGCGGTGCCTTTTTCATGCTCGCTCGATTCGGTACGGTGTGCGTGCGGGTAGTGGTACACATGGGGTGCTGGGTGGTTGTAGTGCATGGTGGATGTTTCAGGTAACGATGCAAAAGTTTTGAGAAGCGCGGGTAGCTGCCACATAGAGTAGTTTTGCGGCGTTTTTTTGGTCTTGGTACTGCATAGCGCGCATAGATGAAGACCAATCGAATAGGACGGTATTAAAGGTGCTGCCCTGAGATTTATGAACAGTCATGGCATAGGCATGAGAGATGTCGGCAAACGCTTCTTTTACGGCGTATGCTTTGAACGAGTAATCGCGTGCTTCTGCATTTAGACGGCGGGCCTCTTTGTCATCGTTTGATTGGTTGGCTTTGAGCTTGCATTGCCTGGCAATATCAAACATACGGTCGTATGTTTTTTTATGTTCACTGCGACTGACTGGTACATAGACATTGCGGCCATCGGAGAAAGACACCATGTAGCATTTAATGTTTTGGAACTCTGGGTGTATGGTTGGTTGGCACGTTTTTACTTCCAGAAGTTCTCCGTTAGTGAGCCTGGTTTTTTCTGATTCTTTTGAGAGCCATGCAGATTCGCATGCTTCATTAACCACCACTGGTTCACCTGGAGCAAAGCCCTGAACATCCGGGTATAGAGCGTTGTGGATGGCTAAGTTGTGTCCGTCGATACAAGAGTTGGTATAGGCCAGGATGCGCGTTTGTAGGCCGTTTTTATGTGCTCCTACGGCCCATTCGCGCAATGTGTTGTTGCCACCAGTAGAAAGGATGAATCTTTCATCGTTTATTGCGGCAAACGTGCGGGCTGTATCAAGCCCTGGCATGATGCAATCATCTGCCAGTTTTCTAATGCTTGTTGCGTATGCAATGATGGGGTTATCCATCGCTTGACGCACAACGGTTTTGAGATAAAAGCGTTTAGGCACTATTTCAGTGTTGAACACACTTGAAATGGTGTTTGAGTCATCAACTGGTGGTAGTTGAGCTGGATCGCCGACAAAGAGCAATTTGCAGTTGCGGCGGTGTTTCAGAATCATGCGCAGCATTTCGTCTGACACCATTGATGCCTCGTCCACGATAGCGATGTCGTACTCATGTAGGGTGCATGGGACTTTTTCATCGCGGACAAACTTAGTTTTACCGTCGATTTGTTTGCGTGGACGCAGTCCTAGTGCGGAGTGAATGGTTTTGGCATCGAACTTATCGCCTTTAATCTTTTCTGCCAGTACGTCCACGGCTTTGTTGGTTGGAGCTGCTACCAAGATGGTGCAATCGTCTTCCAGTGCGGCTATTAGTGCGGCTACCACGGTTGTTTTGCCAGTTCCGGCGTTGCCGCTCAGTGTGGCGATGTCTGTATCCATGAACCCGGTAGCAAAGTCATGTAGCTGATGCAAGATGCTGCTTTGCTCATCGGTGAGGGT